ATAAAAAAAGACTATGGATATAATAGAATTAGTAATAGATGAACAAAGCGAAGAGTTCTCAGGAATAGAAGCTATTTCAGTAGTAGAATCTCCAGCAATAGAAGAGGATTTTATAGCTCTTAAAAATGAGGATAAAATAAGACTTGCAGAAGTATCAAAAGAGAAACGCTTGTTAATGGGTGCTGCTCTTATACCAGACAAACCAATCTACAGAAAATCAGGAGATCATGAGTTTTATATCTACTTCTCTAAAGATACAGTAGCTAAAGCATCACAGATGTTTTTAAAATCTGGTAATCAAGGACAGGCTACAATGGAACACGCTACTAAAAAATTAGATGGCATGACAGTAGTTGAGTCTTGGATTGTTGAATCTGACTTGTACGACAAGAGTAAAAAGTATGGATTAGATATGCCTATAGGTACATGGATGGTTTCTATGAAAGTAGATAACGATGAAATTTGGAATAATTACGTTAAGAAAAACAAAATCAAAGGCTTCTCTATAGAAGGATATTTTGCAGATAAATTAAGTAGACCAAAGGATAAGCAAAAAGATACTTATAGTGAAGATGATAAACTACTAAATGATATAATAGATGTACTCAAGGAATCAAAGACCAACAGTAAGTAGAACCTCTCCAAGAGGTGGTAGAAGAGGATGCTTATGTAAAGACAATACCTATAATTCTAAATGCTGTAATGGAGATTTACAAAATCAAGGAATAGGCTCAACAACAGGGCAAAACTTTGAGGACTTTATGCGATTAGAAAACAATAGTGGTTTTATCATGTCCGAGAATCAGGACAAATTACAACAGGAATAATAGAATGTTGTTTATTAAAAAAAGTAATTAATCAATAATTATATATATATGAAGTCAACAGACAAATTAAACAAAGTGAGAGCTTTACTTGGTTTAGAAGTTCAGTTAGAAGAGAGAAAGCTAGAAAATGGCACTCGATTTGAAGCAGATGCTTTTGAAGCTGGTAGAGAGGTCTTTATTGTAACCGATGAAGATGAAAGAATAGCTGTTCCAGCTGGAGAGTATCTTTTAGATGATGGCATGATGCTAATCGTTGAAGAGGATGGAATAATTGCTGAAATGAAAGAATCCGTAGAGGAGGAAGTTGAAGAAGTAGTAGAAGCTCCTGTAGTAGAAGAGGTAGAAGCAGCTGAAGTAGCAGACATTGAAGATTGGAGAGGTCTTGAAATAAGAGTGAAAAATCTTGAAGATGCAATAGCTGATTTAAAAGCTGACAAGGAAAGCAAGGTAGAAGCTTCACAAATTGAAGTAAACGATCATGTAGAATTATCTGCTATCAAGCACAATCCAGAAAGTAAAAACGAAGTAGAGCCTGTAAACTATGCTCAAAACAGACCGATGAATACTCAAGATAGAGTATTTGCAAGATTATTTAACAACAACTAATATTTAAAAAAATTAAAATTATGTCAAAAAGAACAGACTTAGCGACTACAGTAACAATTTCTAGCTCATATGCTGGGGAATTTAGTGGAAAATATATTTCTGCTGCTCTATTAACTGCTTCAACTATTGATGATGGTGGTATTACTGTAATGCCAAATGTAAAATTTAAACAAGTAATACAAAAAGTAGAAACTGGAGATTTAATCGCAGATGGAACTTGTGATTTTGCAGCTTCATCTTCTGTAACACTTTCAGAAGTAGTATTACAACCAGAAGAGTTTCAAGTGAACTTAAACTTATGTAAATCAGACTTCCTTAACACATGGGATGCGATTCAAATGGGTTACTCTGCATTTAATAACAACGGACTACCAAGTTCATTCTCAGAATATTTAATTGGTTATGTAGCTTCTAAAGTAGCAGCACAAAACGAAATTAACTTATGGACTGGTAACTTAGGTGGCGCACAAGCTGGAGAGTACAATGGACTAGAAACTTTAGCTGCTGCTGATGCATCTGTTATTGATGTAGCTGGAGCTGCTGCATTAACTGCTGCAAATATCATAGATAAAATGCAAGATACAGTAGATTCAATTCCAAATACATTATTTGGAAAAGAAGATTTAAAATTATACGTATCGAACAAAGCTGCTAAATTATACATTAGAGCTTTAGGTGGATTTGGTTCTCAACTAAATGTAGCTGGAACTGAAAACGTATCTTCTAAAGGTGCTGCTGGTTTTGAAAACAGAGGTACTCAATGGTACGGAGGAGGAAGCTTATCATTTGGTGGTATTCCAATCTTTGTAGCAAGAGGTATGAGCGACAACACAATGATTGCTGCTGAAACTTCTAACTTATTCTTTGGAACTGGATTATTATCTGACTACAACGAAGTTAGAGTAATAGACCAAACTCCAATCGATGGATCGCAAAACGTAAGAATCGTAATGAGATTTACTGCTGCTGTACAAATCGGAGTAGGTGCAAACGTAGTTTACTATGCTGGATAATTAATAAATTAATACTAATCAACTCAAAGGGTATCTTGTAACTACTTGATACCCAGAGAGTTATAATACATATAACGGATGGCATGTGATATTACAGCTGGAAGATTAGAACCATGTAAAGACTCCGTAGGTGGCATAACAGCTATCTACATAGGAGGTGCTTATACAGGTGGTTTATTGACATCAGCAACAATCGGAGCAGATGGAGAAGTTACAGCTTTTGCATCAGCACTTACTTTTTATAAGTATGATTTAAAAGGAGCTAATTCTTTTGACCAGACTAATGAAAATTCAAGAGAGAACGGAACTAGTTTCTGGACTCAATCAGGAACTGTTGTTTTAAAGAAACAAGATAAAGCTACTACAGCTCAATTAAAGTTACTTTCTTACGGAAGACCACAAATAATAGTAGAAGATTATAACGGAAACTTTTATTTAGCTGGTATAGAAAATGGAGTTGAGGTAGCAGTTAATACTGCAACTGGTGCTGGAATGGGAGATTTAAATGGATATAACTTAACATTAACTGGAACAGAGAAATCTCCAGCTAATTTTATGGCATTTTCAGCTATGGTAGCTGCTAACAACTTAGTAGTTGTTGTAGGAACTTAATCTTTGATTTTATAAATAAAATAAAGGCATTACTTTAAGTTTTGCCTTTTTTTATATAACAGTTTTAGCCTTTTGGTGTTTATTAAAAAAGGAATTGAATGATTATATTAACTACTACTACAAATGCTCAAGAATTGAAGTTTATTCCTCGTGAATATGCAGCACTTAGTATAGTTATTACCGATCAAGATACTAATAAACCAGTTACTTATTCTGGATTAACTTTTACAAAGGATAAATATTATCTAAAAGGTAACGTAACATTCTCTCCAGTACTTATAGAAGGTAGGTTTTACACTTTAAAAGTGTTAAATGGCTCTTCAATAGTCTATAGAGATATGATTTTTTGTACAGATCAAGCAGTTAGTACTTATACGATTAACAAAGATGTCTATACAGAGAATGTAACCACTAACGAATATGTAGTAATATGAGCGAATTTTTCGTAACTAATTTAGCAGCCTATACAGCTCCAGTAGTTGTAGAGTTAAAAAACAAGGATTACATCCAGTATGGAGAGGATAACAACTATTTTAACTATATAATTGATGTAAACAACAACTCTACTACTAATAGAGCCATTTGTATAGGGGTTTCTAACATGATTTATGGTAAAGGACTTGCTGCACACGATGGAGATAAAAGACCAGAGCAGTACGCTCAAATGATGTCATTGTTTAAAAAGCAAGATTTAAGAAGATTTATTTCCGACTACAAAATACTTGGGATGGCAGCATTTCAACTAGTTTATAAAGATGGTCAAGTAAAACAAGTACACCATTTCCCAATGGAAACGCTAAGAGCTGAAAAATGCAATGAAGAGGGAGAGATAGAAGCTTGGTATTATTCCAATCATTGGGATAATATGAAACCAAACGAAAAGCCAGACAGAATAGCAGCATTTGGATTTGGAAAAGGTAATGAGGTAGAAATGTATGTGCTAAAGCCTTACGAAGCTGGTAAATACTATTATAGTTCTCCAGATTGGAGTTCTGCAATGCCTTATGCTGTCTTAGAGGATGAAATAGGAGATTATTTAATTAACGATTGTATAAATGGATTTAGTGGTACTAAAGTTGTGAATTTTAACAACGGAGTTCCTGATCCTGAAAAAATGCAATCTATAAAAGCAGAAGTATTATCTAAACTAACAGGAAGCAGAGGAGAGAAGGTAATTGTTGCATTTAATAACAATTCTGAATCCAAAACAACAGTAGATGACATTCCTCTAAACGATGCTCCAGCTCATTATTCCTATCTAGCTGATGAATGCTTTAAAAAGCTTATCGTAGGTCATAGGGTTACCTCTCCAATGCTTCT